CATATAAAAAAATTATTAACACTATTCAATTTTTTTATATATAACTCTTTTAATTTTACCTATTAGAGAGAAATTAGAGAGATTTAATTAAATTCAATATTAATTATATTCTATTTTTATTATAAGTATATGAATAAACCCACTAATCCAAATCCATGTGATCAATATTTATCCGATAAAGACTATTTACTTCATATGATACCTCATCATCAAGTTGCTGTAGATATCAGTATTGAAATGCAACAAAAAAGTACTAATCCTGTTATGCAAGATATTTTAAGACAACTTATTTGGACACAAAATAGAGAAATTATGATGATGAAAGACTTACTTAACAATCTACCTGATAATATTAGCTCAGATCAACTTGAAATGAATAAAAATTATCGTAATACTATACTAGATTTTACCAAATCAGCTTCCGATCCTACTGCTGAATGTAATCCTGAGTTTTTTGATCCCCAACTTCATAAAAAACATATGTCTCATATGAAATTAGATGAAAAAATGTATTTAGAACATATGATTCCTCATCATCAAGTTGCTGTTGACATGAGTAAAACACTTTTAAAACATACAAATAACGACTTTATGATACAATTTGCTTACCGCATTATTAGAAGCCAACAAGAAGAAATTAACTATATGAATCAATTACTTCAAAATCTACATGGATGGTCTTGGCAAAGCTCTCTAATTAATTAACTAGATTGTATTTACAATTCACAATATACTGTACATTGAATATTATCTTCTTGTTCTAGGTAATATTTTATCTGTAATCCTAACCCATATCTAGCTATTATAGATATTCTCATTTTTCTTTGATTAGTTCATCGTTTTCCCATACTACCTTTATTGGCGTCTCCCATTCATCATACGCCATTGCCTTACTTGTTGGTCTCTCTAGTGCCAATAAATTATCTAATGCTTGCCTCCTTCTATCTAACGGAAAAAGTTTCTGATCTAATTTCCTTGAATAAAACTTCCACGCCCATTCGAATTTTAGTGCCTCCGACCATGTAGGGAATCCTTCTACATGACAAACTCTTGTCCATTTTTCTCCTTTTTTCACTTTTCTAGTAGTAGCTACTGCTCCTCCTTTTATCTCTCCATTATGTTGTCTTAAACGATGATTTAAATCTACAGTAGCCCCTACATAAGTATTATGATTTGTCGATTCTAATAAATATACAAAATATTCGCCCATTATATTTAATTAATATTTATTATTTATATTAATTATATACGATGATTTTCTCTCATCCTTCAAAAGTTTGTATGTCCTATATACAACATTTCTGTTTTGCTCTTAAATTATCAGGTTTTTTCTTTTGCGGTTCTCTGGTTTCTATTATTCACGCCTTTATACCTGATATTTTTGTAGATTCCCCTTCTCAAATTAATAATCAAATTAAAAAATTAATTGATTCTTCAGGTTGTAGGTAATTATATTAGTTTTTCTTTCACTTCAATTACATTTTTCCTAACCCATTCCTCTGAACAACACATTAATTTACCTATCTTATTGTTACTTCTTATACTATTAAATTCATAATCATACTTTAAATACATTATCCTTTTTTGAAAACCACTTAATTGATTTATTTTATACCATTTCTCTCTTAAAAAATTCTGTTTCTCCTCTTCATCTATCAAGTCTTCTAAAAAATTATTATTATATGTCCAATGATTTGGTCTTCCATATGTTCGCACCTCTAATTTATTTTTATATTCTTCTAATTCCACTTCATTTGTTATATTTCTTTTCTTTTTTCTCTCTGCTCTAGGAATTATACTTAGAGAATACGAGTCAGAAATAGCATTCTTTAATTCACCATCTATATAAATTCCAGCATATTTATGAAATTCCGCTTTCCCATTATATTTTCTTATTGCCTTGAATAATCCTACATCACCATATAATAATAATTCTGGTGTTGATATTCTCTTACACTTATAATAATGTTTATATTTAAATTTAAATACTTGTTTTCTTGTCCAATCTTTATAACATTCATACAATAAATTATTTATTTTTATTCTGTCTCTTCCTGATATTTTATTTTCTTGTAATATCTCTCTTACTTTATTAGATACAGGTCTTGACATATGTAAACTATTTATACAAATATTAAAAATGACAATTATAAAATAAACCACTCCAGATAAATTCATTATTAACTAGTAGAGAGAAAATCCCTTTAAATCAGTTCTTTTTTTACAGTTCCTTTTTTTCAGTTCCTTTTTTTTAAAATTGATTATAATAATAATATAAATATTTAATCATATCTATATTATGACTTCTAATCCTAAAGCTATCAGTTTATTTTCAGGCATGGGCGGTGACTCACTTGGTCTCCAAAATGCCGGCTTTGATGTTATTGCTTTTAATGAATTTGATAAAGCTGCTATTAATACTCATAAACTTAATTTCCCCAATTCTACTATCATCTCTGACCCCTCTCAAAAAAAAATTAAAGACCAAACTAATATACAAGTTATACCTGATGCTATTTTTGAAGCCTACAAAGGCCAAGTTGATCTTATTTTCGCAGGGCATCCTTGCCAAGGGTTCTCTCAGGGAGGTAAAAAATTACCTGACGATCCCCGTAACACTCTTTTCCGTGAATTTGCTAGAACTGCTCGCCTTATTCAACCTAAATTCATTATAGGAGAAAATGTTGATGGTCTTCTTTCTCGCAAAACAGCTACAGGTGAAAACTATATTGATGTTATTGTTCAAGAATTCCAAAATCTCGGCTATAATGTTTCCTTTCAAGTTTGTCACACTGTCCAATTCGGTATTCCCCAATTACGAAAACGCCTTGTTTATGTCGGTGTCAGAAAAGATCTCAATTTCACTTATTCATTCCCAGAACCTCTTAATGACCGCAAAACTAATCTTCCAAACCTTCTTGACATTATTCAATTCAATATGGAAGGCGCTATCAAAATTGAACCCGATGATTTTGATTTCTCTACTATCCCTCCTGAATGTATTCTTACTGATCTAGCTAATGAACAATCCGAAGATACTAATAATATTCACCCTTACTTACGCCTCAAAGCCAAAACTCGTAATGAAACATATGACGGAAAAACTCATAAAAATCTTCTTTCATTCTCCAAAAGAGATTCTCCTATTCATGCTGAAATTATTGATATTAGAAACCCTTCTAAAACTATCATTTGTACTTATGATCATCAACCTAGACTATTTGTCCCTCTTAAAAATAAAAATGGCTATTTCTTACGATGTATCTTACCTGATGAACTTAAACAAATCCAGGGTTTCCCTTCTGATTTTCAATTATCTGGAACCAAAAAAGATAAAATTAAACAAATCGGCAATGCTGTCCCTCCACCACTCATCACACAAATCGTAAAAAAATTAATTAATTAATTTTAAATTTATAAAAATATCCTAACTACTTCCTAATCCTAATAATATCTCTGCTGCCTCTTCCTCCTCTGACTTTATTCCCAAAAATTTACTTATATTCGCCTTAAATGTCGGTCTTGGATACACCTCCATTATTCCACCCAACTTTTTTTTATTTTCTCCCCTAGCATATTTATCCTTTAAAGCCGTCAATTCCTCTATATAATCCTTAATCCATGGAGAATCACATACAAATTCCTCTCCATTTATGTAAAGCAACTTCGCTGCTATGTTCTTTTCTGGCTTCCTCTTGTATTCCTTTCCAGTAAAGAATATCACATAAAAGATATCCTTATTTGGACAAGTATCATTGAAATAAATTATTGGATTATCCGTCTTTTTTATTTCTATGTTTAAACCAATTCCTCCTACATTCCTGAAGTCCTTCGATTGTTGACTTCCTGCCTCTTCATAACTCAATTCCATTGAGTCAAATATCTCTCTCATCTTTTCAATTACTACTCTCTCACTTACCTGTGTATTCCCTTTCTCGGTCTTTGTAGACTTTATAAAATCTACTGACACTCTCTTGTCCAACTCCCCGGTAATCTTATCAAATAGCTCTTTGTGTTCAGAATTCATTCTTAATTTCTCTTCTATACCTACTCTTTTTTGTTAAAAAATACTTCAATTTTTTTAATTCTTTCTAATTTAAGTATATATGGATAAAAAGTCTACTAATCGACCCAATATTATTGAACCAATTCTCAATTCATTTAAATCTTATGTTGTTCCTAGACTTCCTTCTTATATCACTACATACAATTTAACTTTAATTTCTCTCTTATGGTCTTCTCTCATCCTTTTTGCTGGATTTAAATCTATTAAAAATATTAAATGGTTCTATCTTATTATCTTATGTGTTTTCTTCCATATTATTACAGATATTCTTGATGGTGCTGTAGGTAGATATAGAAATACTGGTGCTATAAAATGGGGATATTTTATGGATCATACTATGGATATTGTTCTTTTTAATTCTGTTTTTTTAGCTCTTTTTATTCGTTTGCCAAAATATAGATTCTTTATTTTTTTAATCTCTTTACTTATCGCTCAAATGTTCTTTACTTCATTTTTAACATTAGATAAAAATGGTCTTGACATCTCTTCTTGTAACCCGCTATTCTGTATTGGACCTGGCGATGCCCTTGTTATTTTAGAATTCTTACTATTTTATATTATTCAAACTGATGGTAAACCAAATATTACAATTTTCTATATTATTATTTCCCTACTTATTATCATTAATATTAAAAAAATTTATGAAAAACAACAAAAACTCCATAAAGAAGATATGATCACTAAATCTTAATCCAAAAAATAATAAATGAGAAAATTATTTTTTTTCATTCATCTCTTTCTATTCCATATAAATATTCTATCCATCTTACCCATCCAAATTTTATTGTATTTTTTATATTACTAAAACATACATTACTTTCTTCCATTATCCATTCCTCTCCTTCATCTATACTTGATAAATTGCTTATCATTTTATTTATTTTTTTTTTATTTTTAAGCTATTATATTTATTTTAATATATATTTTTATGTTAATATGACTAATTCTGATTTAGAGATTCTTAACTATGTAAATCGACTTCCTATTGAACTAGTAAGATATATTAAATCTTATTTACCTATCTCTATTCTTAAAAAATGCCGTAAAATTAAACTTTATGAACTACCTGTCAAATTTAGAATTTTTAAAGATATTACTGATCATTTCCATTTAAAAAAAATGTCTAATGATATCGATCATAATGCTATGATACAACATCTTAAAGTTCTTAAAATACAATATTGTCAAAAACTTAACATTTATAACTCTATCATTAGTGTATCTTCTTGGTTTAAAGATATCAAAGATAATGTCAAAATTATATCCCAAATTCAACAAATTGAACGCGCAATTGACACTTATAATCTTAGTGAAAAAATTTTAAATGAAGAATATTATACTTCCATTATTCATTTAAATAATTTTAAAATTATTCTTGACTTAGAGTCCAAATAATTGCTCAAATAACCCCTTACTCTTTCCTTGTCTCTTTGTTTGTCTATGTCCCTTTCTATTGAAATACTTATCTCCTTTATGGGTAACGAAATCTTTTCTTCCCTTTCGTGTTTTTGATGCTTTTCCTTTGTAAAATTTCTTTGATCTTTTTCTTTTTCCTCCTTTTTTTTCTGTTTCAATTGTATAGGATAATTTCTTTGGTGCTAATCCTTTTTCCATAGAAGATAGACTTGGTGTGGAGGATTATAATTAGTAGGA